CCAGGCAGATCTATAGTTGGTGCTAGTCTGGTTCCCACGTTATGGCACCATCTGGCACTTGATCACGTTGTTGTTGTGTAGACAGACGTAACCAATTCTTTGGATATTTAGTACCTTTTGAATCAGTAAAGGCTTTATCCAGAGGTAAGTTTTTACCTTGATATTTGTATCCCATTAATGCGCCCTCGCAATTTTAAATGGATGTTCGGCAAACGCTGCGTAAACATAATTACGTCCGCTTCCATTAACGTCATCATCAGTACCACGCCATTTAAACCCATTACTTAATATATCGAGACCATGAGCTGTGCCTGTATATTGAGCATCAGCAGCATTAGCCTGTAGAGCATTGATGGTTGGGTTTGAACTATCCATTTTTGGACTCCATATCCACCAGCTATTAGTATTTCCCTCGTCTTTAACCATAAGCCATTCTGGAGAGAAACCTATATTGACCATTGGACCATCAGCATTTCCGTTTCCGATATAAGAACCAAACGCACTAAACCCAGGAATTGCAGTCCAAGCATATGTGATATGAGTATCGGTATTACCAACCCTACTTTCAGTTCCATAGGTTATTAGAGTATTAGTAGGTTCAGTATCATTAAAAGCACTTGTAGTATCACCTGCAGAGTCAGCAGCGTTTAAGCACAGCTGATATTCAGCTCCTAGAGCACTATGATAAGTCATCCAATCTTGACTACCATCAATCCGTTTAGTATTGAAGAAGTCTGGTTTTGTACCTAGACCATGAGCTACGGTTTGACCTGCTCCACCTCCACCTTCCCAGGAAGTTATGCTGAATCCTGCGGTTGGATTAGTCCATTGTCCATTAACTGTTTGAGAACATGAATCTACAGAGCTATTAGCAGCCGTTCCAGCATCCCAGAACCAACCAACCATAGAGTCGCCTGTATTATTCAAACCTCCTGTATTAGATCCACTAATTGTAAATCCATCGGAAGTTGGAGTAACTACTGCATCACCAAAAGCTGATTCGGCATTACCTACATTGGAACGTAACGCATTAGAAGTCCCTCTTATTACATCGTAAAGTACATGACTTATATCACTAGCATTACGACGTTTAAACCATAAGAAATCTGGTTGGAAGTTTAATCCTGTAAAGGTATTAGTTGTACCATCTCCAGTTCCAGAATAAGTATGAACATCAAAGTACTTACTAGGATCATTTAAATTATCACCTGAGAATGTATCAGGAATAACGTTAGTAGACCAACCTGTAAATCCAGAAGGCTTATATTGGAAAGGATGTTGACCAAAATTAACTGTCATACCCATTCCTTCTTCATCACTTCCACGGAAAAATAATGGGTACCAAAGTCCTGCTGGTATAGCTGAAGGATTTATATTACCTTGATCTACACCATCCAATGTAAGAAAGACTTCTCCTCCACTAGTTGTATCATCTGTGAAGTCAACTGCAAAGCCCATTACTTTGCCATATACTTCATTTGTACTAGCATAACTATTGTTTCCACCATTAGAGCCTGGCCAGAAATTACTCCGCCAAGAACTATTACGTCCTGTAAAGGTATAACAATTAGGTTTCCAAGTAGAATCAGCCTGATTTGGTGCTAATGAAGTATTGCTATTAGATGAGTAAGGTCTCTTTCCAATACCAAATCCATAAGCTGCTCTTTCATTAGAATCTAATTCAACTTCAAAGTAAAGCTTAGCTCCAGAAGAAGAATGTACACCTAGCGTTCCAAATACATGTCCATAATGACCGCTATTAGCTCCAGCTCCACTACTTTGAACATGTAAGCTGCCTTCCTTAAATTGAAAGTCAGGAGCACTAGTTAAAGGATTTAATGTACACCAGTTACCGTGATAATTACCATCAGCGTCTGTGTAGGTAGTTGGTGAATCATTAGTTACATCTAATTCCTCTCCACCTTGATCTTGTAAAACAACACCATCAATCTCTACTGCATGAAGTCGAACCCATGTATTACCTGATCCTGATGGTCCAAGTTTTATTGAAGATAAACTACTACCTGCAGTGGAACTAACATCGTTCCAACCATCAGAAGTACTTATAGTTGTATTATTTATTTTTACAAGATTATTTGTTCCTTGTTTAGTCAGAATTCTAAATGTAGTACCTGATATAGCACTAGGGGGAATCCAATCTGTAGTTTCGGAATTACTACCGCCTTGTTCATATCCATCTGCAGCTGCTGTTCCTGTCTTCCCATTAAATGCACCTCGTCCACGAGTCCAAGGAGGATTGTTATCATAATGTGTACCTTGCCAGTAACGACTATATACAGTTCCAGTTACTCCTTGGATGTTATTTACATTCCAATCGTTCCTGGTTGGTGGTGTGAAACTCGAGGTGTACTTACACGCAAGTTGAGCATCGCTACTAGTTGCAGCATGTTGATATACTCTAAGATCCTGTATATATCCATTCCATTTATATCCTGAATCATATCCCCTATCTCCGATACGAATTGTTCCACCTGTATGTATTTGATCAGCAAAACTATGAGTATCGTTTAAAATACCATTAATAAAGAATCTATATACCTCTGTACCTCCATCGTCAAAACCAGTTACGGCAAGATGAGTCCAAGTATTAAAAGGTAGATCAGTGTTATCACCTAAACCATAATTAGTTCCATTAGATTCACCACTTTTTCTATAGTTAAAAACTAGAGTTTTATTTGCTGATCCGCCAGTACAAAGACTCCAGCCGTAAGTACCATTAGAATTGCCATAGCAGCCAATAACAGTTTGAGAATAACCAGAGTTATAATTATCAGAAGTCCAATAAACCCAAGCTTCTATAGTCCAATTATTTTTTAAATCGTGTATATTTTCACTCTGATCAATTTCGATATAAGATGAACCATCAAAAAACGCAGATGTACCATAGAATCTAGATTGAGCCGTAGAAGTTACAACACCACTATTTGTTATACCTGCTGCACTACCAGAACCTATAATATCCTCAGAATGATCCGTTAGATCATTAAAAGGCATGGCAATTTTCAGCTTAGTTTTATGTGCATCTGTGTTATATCCAGACCCTTTTGTCTCTCCATAATCATCAGTAGTTACATGTATAGGTTTGGCTTTTGCATCAGCATCAGAAACTTTTGTTCCTCCATTTAGTGAGGATCTACCTAGCCTTGCATTTGTTGACGTATCATTGAACTTGAGGTGGAACGAATTATCTACGGAATCTTCTAATAACATATGACCGTCAATTTCAACCGCAAATAGAGCAGTAGTATATGACCCAGACTGAAGTTTAATTGTACTTAAAGTTCCACTACTTAAATGTGATGAAGCATCGATCCATGCTTCTGAAGTTGGAGCACTTATGTCTGAATCATTAACTAATATTTTTGCATTAGATGCACTATCTCTACTATCACGTCTTCCAAAAATCCTAAGCTTGGTAATACCAGTAAGTCCTGAAAATGTAAATGTCCCTGTATTACCTGAGGAAGCACCAGCATAGTCTCCCGTAAGGCTTCCATTAAAAGCCTTGGCTGCATTTGAAATGTTACCGTCGGCTAGATCACTCCACTTCGTTCCATCATTCGGGTTATTTCTAGTCGTTGGGTCTGTTTGACCGTCAATTAGGATTACACCGTCCAGCTCTATTGCATAGAGTTTAGAGTAATGAGTTCCTGAATAATTCCAGGTTAAAGTTGATATTGTTTTACCTCTAGCCTCCTCACTTACATCGCGCCAGCCATTATCATTTACTTGTGGAACTTTAACACTAGTACTATCATCAAAGTTTAAAGTTATCGTGGCATTACTTTCAGATGCAATCGAAATCCTTAAACTAGTATTTACTTTCATACCCCCAGAAGGAGTCCAAGTAACAGTATCACCATTAGCAGCTGGTGCAACTGCTTGTGTCAAATTACCATTAAAAGCATTTGTTATATCACCACTTGAACTACCAGCTACATTAACATATTGTGTATTACCTGTTATCTGACCACTCCATGTAGTCCCATCGTTGGGAGCTGGTAAAGCAAAAGTTTTTGGATTCCAAACTCCAGCACTCGAAAACTCCCCAAACGCTGCTGGGGACAGGGCTAATCCATCAATAAAGTAATTATCTGCAAGATAAAAATTACTATTGTAAGCAACACCACCAGGATCTCTGCCTCCTATTCGATTTGGTTTACCACTTTCGTTTACTGGATAACCAGAAGCATTTTCAGATGGATTATTAGAAGTACCAAGCGAAGTTTCTAGTTCCCCGTTAACATACATTTTAATTCTGTCATTAGCAGTTGCTTTAGTTGTATCAAAAGCTACTACTACGTGAAACCAAGCTGATGGATCACGAAATACTCTATTTGTTTCTTTATAAAGAGTATTCCATCCTGAAACTCTTAATTTATCACTGGTTTCTATTTCAATACCTAACCAGCCACCATCACTTGAACCATCTCCACAACTAAATAAGGTTGATCTGTTTCCTATATCCCAACGTTTAACCCAAGCTGCCCACGTCCAAGTTCTTCTATTACCGTTAGAACCAAAAGTCCTTAAAAAATTTGCTGAATCTCCTTCACTGAACCTAAGACTCTTCTCAATTTGATATGCGGTATCAGCCGTCGCCGCTTCCCGAAGGAAGATCGGCGAACCATTTATTACTGACATATATTTACCTCAAGCTGTATTTTTAACGTCTAGCATTGCTTCTACTAGTACTTTGTCTTGTGCAAAGACGTAGTAAGCAAGAACACTAGTTGCACTCTGTGTTAAAGAAGCAGCCTTACTTGTACCACCTGCCCAGTAAACTTCACTTGCCCAAGTAGGAGTAATGGCTCCATTAACAATTTCAATCGTTCCAGATTGACCTATAGCATTTGCAGTATTAGAGAAACCTAATTCAACAGCTGCTGAGATTGTTAACTTATGGCAGTTAGTAGCAGTTAAATCGAAGTCATAAGTAGCTCCTGAAGAGTGAGTAGCTGTAGTAACAGTGCTACGTTGTGCTCCAGACCATTGGTTATCGGCACTTAGTACAGCATCACCTAAAGCTGTTTTACCCTGAAGAAGATTCAGCTCTGTAGTACTTACGGTTGCTCCATCCAGAATACCAACTTCTGTCGAGTTTAATAGAGCTAAAGCCGCTGCTGAACCACTCTGACAACTAGATAAAGATGTTAAATCAGCATCTAAAGGTTGTGATGTAGCAGCTATATATGCTTTAGCTGATTGTTGTGAAGGAGGTTGTGTAGCACTATCAGATGAGAAGTCATCTTCATCAATTAGAGTTAATGATGTATCAGCTGCCCAATCTAATACTCCACTTCCATTTGTCTTCAGATATTGTCCATTAGACCCATCAGCTGTAGGTAAGGTCCATATAACATTGGTACCTACAGTCGCAGGAGCTTTAAATCCTACATAGTTAGAGCTATCAGCATCAGCAAATCTAAGTTCTTCCTGAGCATTGATAGTTACATCACCTGTAAACGCACCTCCAGCAGTAGGCATCTTACTACTATCTGTAGTTGATCCCCAACTCAGAGTTCCACTACCATCTGTAAGTAAGGCTTGGTTTGCGGAGCCATCTGCATTAGGTAGAGTTAAAGTTACATTTGATGCTATAGACGCAGGTGCTTGTAATGCTATGTAGTTATTACCATTTGCGGTAGCTTCTTCAAACCGAATATCAGCCTGGTTATCCATGACTAGATCACCAGTCATAGTACTACCACCTGTAGATACTAAGTTTCCAGTAGCTGTTACACCACCTTGCCAAGAACTACCGTTATATACCTGTAGTTCATTAGAGGTTGTATTGAAATATAAATCGCCTTCATCATTAGAGCTACCAGGAGCACTGCTTGCTACACGATAACGAGCTGAGAAATCGTTAACTGTGCTCATGTTAGAAGCAACAGTATTAACGTTAGATATGCTTCCGGCAACAGTATTTACATTAGAAATACCATCAGCAACCGTATTCATATTTGATACGTTGTCTGTTGTACCTAATGTGTTCATGTCAGACACACAATCTGATGTGCCTAGTAGTGCCATATCGGCTACAACATCTGACGTACCCAATAAAGCCATGTCGGCTACACAGTCAGTCGTACCTAATAAAGCCATATCAGCTACAGCATCAGCAGTACCAAGACGTCCGATTTCAGTAGCTTTACCAGCAACCGTAGTTACTTCAGTGGCTTTAGGTGTTTGTCTATGGAATGTATAGGTATGTAATGTAGATGTTGTCTCTACAATCATTCCGAATCCAGCTGCATAGGTAGTGCTGTTTTCTAATCCATTAATAGTAATGGTTGCGTTATTAGCTACGTTTCCATTCGCTATTGTTGCGACACCACTTCCGTTGGAGGTGAGAGCACTAGCGAGGGCTTTAATACTAATAAGAGTTCCACTGTCATTATTAACGTCAGGATTAGCGTTAGGGAAAGATGTTTCATTGGCTATAGGTACAAAGCCACCAACTTCTTCAACTAAATCAACAATCCTGTCATTGATAGCAGCTGTTGTAGCTATGGTGGTGTCATTATCTGGAAAAGTATCTCCATCTTTAATCGTTTCTCCTGTACTGATATTGAAATATCTAGCATCAGAAGCTTGAGTACTAAATACAGAAGTGTCGTTTGCTGTATGAGATCCTTGTTCTGAATTAGTTACAAGTAGATCACCATGTAACTTGGCAGATGTGATAGCACCATCAGCAACACTTGTACTTGTAGTTTGAGTATCTACATAAGCTTTAGTAGCAGCATCTGTATTAGCAGTAGGTGTAGCTAGATCAGTAATCTTATTACTATTCATGTCCAAAGGACCATCCAAAGATGGAGCTAAGACATCAAAGTTTCTACCGTATAAATCTTGTAAAGCATTAAGGACTTGTGTTTGATTATTATCTAAGTCTTGTGCTCTGATTGAACTTCCAGGTTGAAAGTCAGTCTTAGGATTAGTAATATCTGTCTTCCTTAGAATTAAGATATTTGCTGTTCCTGATGCTGGTACTTGTCCAGTTACAAATTGGATCTTTTTAGTACCACTATTATGGGTGTAGTGGCTAGTTACTGTTTTTAAAACCCATGAGCCGGATTCTTTGACATATACCAATACGTCATCAGCTTCATAAGGTGTGAACGAATACGTGTACTCGGTGGCCTGTGAACCCGTACCGTTGAATTTTTCAAATGTATTTGGGATTGTTTCAACTGTCATAATTATCTAGTAGGTAATAGCAGGTCATCGGTGTAACCGGTTTTTCGTCTTTTTTGGGCTTCTATTGATTTCTTATTTTTTGCTTCCCAATAAAGTCTTTGTACATCAGGGTCAAATCTTATACTTGCCCAACCTTTCTTTCTCCAAAGTTTGAATAAAGCTTTAATACGATCATTGTGGTAATAAGCTTTCATTGGATCTATATCGTAATTACCATTCTTCATGTCTTTACGCATTTCATTAATAGATTCGATGATCCTCTTTTCTTTAGAAAGTTCAACTAACGCATCTTCTAGGCTTTGGCCTCTACTGTTTCTCCAATCTCCGATAGCTTTTTGGAATTTAGATCTAACACCATTCTCATCTTGTAGTTTTATACCATCTGGAGAAGTATAAGTAGATAATCTTTCATCGAAATTACTATTCTTCAGTAGCCATAAAGCTTCAGAATTTCCTTCTAATATTCTAAATGCATAAGCTGCATTAAACATACGACGAAGTGGATTAGCTCCTCCTCTTGGTTTCCCGTTTAGAATGTTATAACTCACAGGAAGAGGATCTCTAGCAATGTGTTCTGTGATTAAATTGCGATTTCTAATTGCATCCCAGGTGCTTTTACTTAGTTCACGCATATAAGGATTCAATAATTTACCAATATCATTCCTCGCACCTCCCATTGGGACTTGATCATTTAGCAAACCACCAATAATCCGTCCTTTTGATCCTGGCGTACCTTTAAATAACTCAACAAGATTATTAGCACCTTGCATAAAGGTTTTACTTGTTGACGCTGCAGCCACACTTAAAGCTATTGCTTGGAATCTTTCTTCAGCCCACTCTGGACCCATCAAATACATATTGTCTCCAACGTCTGCAATTGATTTCATTAAAATTGAATAAGGTTCAATAGTATCTAAATCAAAACGTTGACCAAATAAGGAGATAGTTCCACGCTCCCAGCCACCGTCTTCCCACATTTTTCTTATAGAAGGATCGACAGGACCATTACCAGTTAATCCACCTGTCAAATATTTCTGTACTCCCATATAGGTGATACCCATTCCCATTGCTAACCGTCCAAGCCATTTGGATTTTGCATTAGCTAACTCTTGAGCATTAGTGATTCCATATTGAGCTAAGTGTTCAAAATTATCTGGCTTACCAAAATGAACACTCCGTGCTTCATCTAAGACTAAGTTCAATAAAGGCATGTTCTTCACATTTACTTTCAGACCGTTGATGCTTGGTCTAATAAACATGAAATGTGGTTTCAATAGTGGAATTTGATTAAACAATCTCTCCATAAGAGCAGAGTTTTCACCTAACTCAGTAGTTAAAGTTCCTTCTCTGAATTCAAACTCTAAGAAAGCATCTTTAGTAACATCTATATCTCCATGCTCATCTAATAATTGATTAAAGAATAAATCTTCAGCTTGCTTAAGTACTTGCTCATTAACTTCAGGTATATCTCCTCTTGATTGAGCTTCAATAGCAGCAATCATTGCTTTTTCTTTAGCTCTAGCACGTCCCATTATTACGGCATGAGCATCATCACCTGCTTTTAATGTTCTAGGAGACCATGAAGCAACAACATCATTATTAAGATTGTATCCAATCCGACCTATACGATGTAAGTATTTATCCCAGTCATTACCTCTTTTTTCTAACCAAGCTTCCTGTATATCCCAGTTGAAATCTGCATGTCTGGTAACTCCATATCTAGATTTAATCTGAGTTATATCACTAGAAAAATAAGAGTTAAGTTTAGAATTAAACGTATCCCATGCTTCAGGGATTACTTCAAACATCCCTTTCATTTTTGCTAGATTAGCTTTAAGAGTTACGGTATCTCCTGTGAATGGTGCTCTTATAGTTGCTCCAACTAATGTATTCCATTCAGTTAGGAATTCATTAAATCCAGTACCAATAATAGCCCTTTGTGGTGTTCTAAAACCACTTAAACGACTGTTAATCATCACACCTTGAAGCTCTCTAATTATCTGTCCAGTTTTCTTATCACCACCTTTAAACTTACCTCCATAAACTCTTTTTCTCATAAAGTTATCGAAGTCCATCCAGTTTTGGATTTTATCAGCCTGTGACCAGACTTCTAATATTCCATTAGCGAGTTCTATAGAGTCACTATCTCTCATCATTTGCATCATCAATTTAACACCATCTTGTGTTTCTTGATGTATATCCTGGGTAAAATCCTTAACTGCTCTTTTAGCGGCGTCACCTTTAAGTTTACTGAATTCTGTAGAGATCAAATATCTAGATCTTTTTACATTTGTTAGACCAACAACTAGACGATCTGCAATAGTTTTCATTGGACCATCTACCGCAAATATATCTGCAAAATCACTAATCTCTCTAGCACCTAATGAAAGGTCTCTTAGTTGTTTAAATAAAGCGCTATTAACTAAGTCAGCAACAATGACATGCTCCATAGACCAAGCCTCGAAGTTTTCAGTTGTTGTACCGTCACCAGTTTGGAATTTCTTTTGATTCTCAATGATTGACCAGAATTCATCAGTATCCATTGATGCTATATCGCGTCCCATTATTTCCTGGTAACGCTTATAAGCAGGTTCAAATGTGTCTCTAAAAGTTGATTTATTCTTTTCTACATCGTGAAGCATCTGTTGGAACCTGGCATCACCCATTAATTCCTTTGCTTTTTCCTGTAAGAACTCAATAGTTAAACCACTTTCTGTAGCCATACGTTCAGCTTGAGCTGCGGTCATAGGAGAATCCGTAGATCCATGATCATGAGCATCCCATTCCGCATCAATACGGTTTAAGTCGTTATGTATGTCTAATGGCTTACCTGTTGAATTAGGTGAACCTTGCTGAATGTCAGCTATTGGTTTGTTCTTATGTCCTCTGAATACTGAAGGAGGTGTGGTAGGTAAGTCTGGTGTATCTGTAGGAGTAGTCGTTGTTAGATCACCACCTTTAGTACCTTTAGGAAGTTGATTAGGTTCTATAACATTGACATCAACGTTCTCAACACCTAAATCAACAGCATCTCCAGGCAATCCTCTTTGACCTGGTAATACAAACTCTGTCCAACGTCTTTTAAATTCTTGATCTTGTTCAAACTCAAGTTGTCCTTTCTCTAAGATTTGAGAATCAACGTTAGTTTTTCTGATTGCTGCCTGTTCTATACCTGGAGTAGCTGAACCAAAGATTCGTCTAGCAATTAGACCAAATAAACCTTCAATAGCTTTTTCTGCATAAACTTCTTCAAGTATGTTCCTAAACTTTTTAACAACTGGATGATCAGTCTCTTTAGTAGCAAACGGACCTAAGAAAGCAGAGGTCCAAGGTGCTCTTTTAACTACTTCTCCAGAGACACTATCTCCATCGGTTCTATCAGTTAATGCTGCAGTGATGGCTGTAGTACCAATACCACCTGCAGCTGGGATTCCAAGTTTTGCAGCAATTGGAGCTGCGACTGTGGCCATGCTTCCATAATGAGCAAAGCCTTCGATAATTTTTCCCCACCAAGTTTTAGTTATTGGGTGTTCTACATTTTTATATGGGTTCCATTCAGGTTCGTAATCTTCAGCGCCAACATCTTCACCCCGTACCATATCTAATGTACGTTCAGGGAATGTGACTAAAGCTTCTTCTCCAGTACCAAGGCCACTTTGAAAAGCATTGTGAATCTCTTGCCAAACTTGGTCTGAACCCCAATCTTTAGGATCGAGTTCAGCATGTTTGTCTTTAGCTTTTTGATCATCAAACTTATCTAAGAATTCTTGTCTACTATCAATTAGTTTTTGTCTCTCAGTTTGTTGTTCTAGTAGAATACGTTCCTGTTCTATGTCACCTCTTTCTTCTCTTACCGCTTGTAAGATGTCTTCACCAGCTTCCTTAGCTGATAAATTTGGACCCGTAGGTTCTAATTTTGGATTCATATTATTCAGGAGGTAATAATCCTGGTATTAAATAAGCTCCAGAGTCGTAACCCTGTGAATTTATTCCAGTTTGTTCGTCTGTATGTATTATTGCTTGATTAATAGAAATTGGTGTAGGACGTAAACGTAATAACCGTTGGAAATCAGGATCTGTTAAATCAACTGCAGTTTCTACTTTTGGTTTAACTAATTCCTTTCTTCCTCTAACTCTTAACTGATAATTCATTAAATCGAAAGGTTGATATTGGTCGAATTTATCAGCTAGTTGTTTCCACCAAATAGGAATTTCTCCTCCGAAATCTCTATACTTTTCAGCTTGAGCTATATAAGGTTCAATGTTTGGTAAGGCTACAGACTTATAAAGATCAGGATTTTCGCTAAGTTTAATCATAGTATTAGCTAAAGCTTCTCTATCTTTCCAAGTCTCACTTCTGTCAACTACATCATTACGTTTAAAATATACACTTTTATTCGGACTATCAAGCTCACCTTTGTCTTCAACACGTGCAATAGCATCCTTGTGAGCCTGACTAGGTGTCAGTCCGTCCTTTATATTATCGTCTCTGATTTTAATATAATCAGCTAAAGCATTCTGATAAAATCTGTAATACTCTAATCCGTTTCTATCCACAGCTTTTAACTGTGTTACATCATTTGTTAAACCTTTAATCGTTTCTTGAGCATCTGTCAGGTATTTATCTGCTTCCTTAGCTAAAGGCGCATCTTGTTGGACAATGCCACTGAATTCTGCAAATATATCTGATGAATAAGGAGTTAAGTCTGTTGCAACTAAATAACCACGATCTTTTCTAAGTTCCTTTAATTCTTTACGTGCTTGGAGATTATCCATATCCTGCTTTGTCCTGAAGTTTTTGAGGAACTCAGCTTCTTTACCAGTCACACTTTTATAGATAGCTGCTGTTTCTGCTAAGTGAGTTTCAGTAACAGGTTGGTTTTGTTGTATCTGTTTCTGTACAAATTGATTCCATTCAAATTCAATTCTCTTACCTTCTGATTCTTGGTTAGCTAAATCATCATCTAGATTTTTACGTTCTTGATTAGCACGTTTCTCTTCCCATAACTTAGCTCTAGTTTCATATAATTCACGGTAAGTTTTACCACCACCATGTGTTGGTTTTTGATCTAATATTTCATCTAATTCTTCTTCACTCATTCCAGCATCAAATCGTCTATCCATATAAGCGTCAACTTCTTTCCAAGCTCCTGAAAAGCCTAATAAGTTTTCACCTTTGTCATCATAAGTATGGGATAAATCTTCTAATAAATTATTGAGATTCTTATCAGATTCAAAGCTTGTAAAATATCCTTGCTTAAGTTCAAATGATCTTTCTTTTCTGAAAATCTTTTTAAACTTACCCAACATCTCAGCTTCACTTTTACGCATTGTTTTAAATGCTTGTTCTTCGAGAAGCATTGGGTTTAGTCCAGCAATACCAGATGTTTCTAAGTATTGAGTCCTTAAAGCTGACATAGCTGCACGTTTCTGACCTAACCCTTTAGCAGTTTTAGGTGTAAAAGAAACTCCTCCTATATCAATTTTCAAAGAATCATTATCCATCATCTGGTTTTCTAACCAAGACGAATATCTATCACCAGCTGCTTTAGCTAAGCCTTGTGCATAACCATAAGTCTGCCAAGGATTCATATTATTTACTTCATCAATAGCTTCAAAGTCAGCTCCTTGTTTTCTAAGTTCACTAGTGAGACCACTGAAGTATTCTCGATCTTTTTCTAATTTGGTTATATCATCATTAAACTCATCGATTAGATTTTGGTTCCATCCTTGTTCGAAACCTTTATTTAGATATTCAAGTCGATCATTTTCATTCTTTACTTTTTTATTTTCAACTACTTTATTAAGTAGTGTACTAGAGAACTCAGCTAATTTTAATATACCGTCACCAGCTTTATTAGCATTATTAAGTGCCATTTGATCACTTAATTGTTCTATTCTTCTTCTAGGTAAGTCATTCCGTTCTTGTCTTTTTCTGATTCTTTCAAATTCATCAGCATAAGAAAATTGAGGAATTGGATTAAAGGATGATGTCATGGTCGTACTCCTGGTAGTAGTGAAGTCGCATCAAGAAAACCGCTAGTACCCGTTGGTAGGTTTGGTGTCGGGAAACCAGGTGTTGTGTAATAAGGTTTTAACGAACCTCCAACTTGAACTGTTTGACCTGATACAAGGTTTCCTGTTTGTGCACTTGGAGCTGCCAAACTTGATCCCATTTGGTATCCAGATAAAGCACCCATACCAATGTTTGCTAGTTGAGTTAAAGCTGATTGACCTGTATCCCAGGTAACGTCATCCATAGTTGGCATATAACCAGTATCTCCTTCGGGAAGTATTCCAATAGCTTTGTACTTATTTTTGATAGCTGTATCGGCTCTACTATAAATATCTTTAAGAGCCATTCTTTGCTTATCAACAGCTCTACCAAGTTTTGCTGTATCTGCAGCTTCTGCACGACCTGCCGCAGCAAAAGCTAAGTTAAAGGATCGGCGATTCCCTCTTTCTAGCGAGCGTCCTAAACCTTTCCCTGTAACTGCTTTAACATAATTATCTTGTTTGTTTAGTAGAGCTTGAGCAATAATCTGTTGTATTGCCAATTGTTGCTGTCCTGCAGCTATAGATGCTGCGATAGTCGCTGCTGATTCAAACTTCTTAGCGTCAACTCCTCTAAGATATGTAACAGCTCTGTCTCTGTATGTATTACCTCTGACGGTAAGTTGTTGCCTTTTTAGTTGTTTGCCTAGTTGTCTGTTTCTAGCACTTGAAGTTTGGTTAGCTCCATAGTTACTTAAAACTTGAAGACCTGCACCAGCAACTGTAAGACCTATGGTTAATGGATCTCCGCACATATTTTACAGAATTCAATAAAGGATAAGTTGTTAGGTCCATGTTTAAATTCTCTTAGGAATCTGAACCCTAAATGTTTAAGTAATTTGAGGTGTACTGTATTTCTTTTATCTACGATATTCCAAAGAAGTTTTTCTTTTCTACCTTCTACAAATCTTTTCGCTTCTCTAACAAAGGTGATTGGATAGTCATAAATTACAGAAGTACATAACATCCATATTGCACCTTCTTTATTCACACCTGCCATACCAGCAGTCCTGCCGTTAGGCATTGTGAAATACACATTGGAAGGCTCTTGAGCAGCGAAAAGGAGGTATTTATTAGCATCTACACCATAACCTTCTTCGATCTCTCTACGGTCAGCTGGGAGTAGATTAGAGGCTACTTCTTTAGCAGCCTCCAATGTTATTGGATGGATAAGTTTATACACGCTTATAGAATTTAGGTGAGTAATCTCCTTCCCATGTCAACGAATAAATAGTTGCTGGTGATGGGTGACTAGATTTAAGTAATAAAGATAGGTTTGTGTTTCTGTCATACACAGGTACAGTTTCTACTTTCTCAGGAAGAAAACTCAATGTTCCTTCTTCATATTCATCAGATGGAGTGTTCTCATATGTTTGAGTATAGTCAGGTCTACCTTTTCTTTTTAAAGTAGTTTGATATACACCTACTCCTCCTAAGTCTAACTTGATTCTATGTATAATTAGAGAGGCATGAACATCAGTTCTAGTGACCTTATCTTTAGTCTTAGTTACATAGAACTTAGGGAACTCAACAGACATTTCATAGTTATAGCCTAGAAATAAACTGTTACTAGACCAGTCACCAGTAAGTTCTAAGTTACTACCATTAACTGTAGGTACCGCATAACGACCAAAGTTATCACCTGCTGTTGTGTCAAAGACTGCAAGAGATTGAGAACTATCAATTCCTGCTGGTGTAGAAAATGTTGTCTTACCTGTAGCCGCGCTATAAGTTAAAGAACCTGCACTAACAGTTACATAGTTATCTATGTGTATAGGGTAAGTCGTATCATCTTGAGTAACAAAGATAGAAGCTGCATCAGAATCTTTAAGTTGATACTTATTCAAGTTACCATCTTCTGTAACTGCGTAATAACTATCATCTGTTATGCAGTGGTATTTTAAGTTCTTAGCTAACTTCCATTTAAACCAAGCTTGTTGTAGACGTTCCTTACCACTGTTGAAATATCGATAACCATATACAGTGTTGGTACCGCTTACAGCAAACATCACATATGAGTTCTCTCTGGAGTTTGCTAAAAGGTCGATACTGTTAGGCAATGCTCTTGATATAACTTTGCTCTGTTCTAATACCTGTGGTTCTCCTTCTCTTCTAACGTTATTTAATTCAAAGAATCTTGTGTACTTACCTGCATTATCTAAGAAAGCATAGGTAGTACCTAGAGAGATAGGCGAGGTATTGACGTTGTAGTTATAAGTGCATAACGAATTTATCTTGGCAGTATCAGGTGTTAAGAGATCACTATCGGTTGTTAGTAAGAATTGCTGATTAGCTGCAAATAAAATCAATCCTGAATTACATACGATTCCATCTACTAAGTCAGTAGGGAAAGTAGAACTACAAGAAATATCAATTCTATCTATTGGTGATACAGCTAATGCAGTTTCATTCCAGAAATTATGGAAATTCCCAGGTTGAGAAATGATGGCATTCTCTCCAGTTAATAAGACTAATCTATTCCTCCAAAAAAGAACTTTACTAATCTTCTTCCCTACAAATGTAGGTTTCTTGTTTGTAGTTTCATCACCTATTAGACGATCTACCCATCCAGGTTGATCGACAGTAAATGAATTATCGGCTTGTCTAACAATCCTATGAGGCATAGTAGAAGCAGTAAAGCTCTTATCTAAACCTGGTGCTGCACATTCAATCCAAGACCCTGGACCATCAGTATCGTTATTACCTTTAAATTTCAAGTAATAATCATCTTGATCACTATTGCTATTAGCTACTTTGATTATGGCATCATGCTTACAAGCAGATGGTAGATCGGTTATATCATTTATTTCATTTGTAACTACATTCATTAAATCAGGATCTCTGACCCCAACATTGAATGCTGAACTACGAGTTATATAAATACCATTACCAATGATTTCTGCTGTAATACCACTTATATCGTCTAATTCTTTACGTATACTTCCTAAAATTGTAGAGGATGATACAGCAATCTCAGCATCAAAAGCGGTCGGTATAGGTCTAACAGCTCCTATATCTTGTTTAGAAGTTATTTCTTGTGTTTCTCTAATAATAACTTGATAACCTTTTGATTGAACCATTGCTTTAAAGGTATCTCCTATCTGCCAACCTTCTCCACCATGAAGTAAATCACCTTCATATGTATAGGTGCATGTGTAGTCATCACCATGACCTACATTCTGGTTCGAACCTCTAGGAGCGGTTATACCTTTAACTGTTATTCGAAAACATAGATTTGTTCTACCACTAGGTACACCAGAAACAGGATTACCTCCAGCTGTATCGACAGCCGTACTGAATAATTTAGTTCCTATATCAGGACAGCTTCCATCTAGATAGTTGTTATAGGAATCATTTTTTGTATGTTCATCATCCGAATGCTTTTGGATTTGAATCCTGGTAGCAGTAGTGGTGGTTGTTGTTCCTGAGTCATTCGTGTAAAGGTCTAATGCATATTGCCTAGCATTAGCACTTTGTTTTAATTCAACATATGCCCAATGTGTATCAGGTCTAGCATCAGTAGTTCCTGTCATCGTGACAGTAGTATTCCTATTATTGACATATGTATAGTCATTAATAGTTAGGAACTGTAAATCTCCATCATTAGTGTGAGCTAAGTAAGAACTAGAAGTTGTTGAATAACTACCATCTCCAGCTCTCCACATATGTACAGTTCCATTTCTATCAACCTTTCCTATGTATTGTTCTGTTCCATCTCTAAAGTAGTGGAACCAAGAACCTGCAGTAGTTGCGTTAGAACCTAATGCTGCAACTAATTTACTTCCAGGTCTTTTAATTAATCCTCTAGTTACATCTGGTACAACATTCACAGCATCCGTAAGTTGTCCAGGGCTTTTTAATTCGTCTGGCTGTTCTGATATACCTTGGATATAATTAGGAATCGTCTGTGTAATACTTGCCATTAGCGTCTTAATGCTTGATAAGGTTGGAATGAGTTATATACACTTTCATGTGGCCAACCAAGATAAGAGTGATCACCTTGATTACATTCGTATTCCATACATGCAGCTCTTCCATAAGCTTCTTTGCTTTGGAGAAGTTGTACTAATTGTGGATTGGCTACAAGTTGAGTAGCAGCTCTAACGGATGCACAATAAATAATGTATCTTTTAAATACTTGAGGAATATCTGTGAAGGCATATAGATAGGTAATATCTAAATAAACATCATCTGTAAATTCATCAGTATGATTTACCTTGTCATATAATCTACCATTTCTTTTTACTACATCTGTAAATCTATCTCGTTGCTCATCATTGATATCCATCTGTAAGATATCATCAGCTATAGTTATATGTTTATTAGTATCAGGTGTTCGCTTTACATGTTTCTCAACATTAAAAGACCAACCTTCTGATTGAATATCTATATTACATTCCTTAAGTAAATTATAAACAAAGTAAATTTCAGGGTTATCAAAGTCAAGGGTGGTGATAGGGGATTGACCAATGCTCCCCAATATGGAATTTACTGCGGATAGTTCGGTATCGAGTTCTGTTGTTGAGGGAGTGCTTGACATAAGTTATATGAAGAAAAAAAGGGAGCCATAAAGACTCCCATTTGTGTGAGGAAAAAATATTTACCAGCCGTTAGTGTTCTCACCAGATGTAGCAGGAGCTGCACCAGCGATAAGTTCTACACAAGCAGCAGGGTTTAGATAGTCGGCGCCCATAGCGAGTCGTCCCAGTATCACGTCTCCTTGGTAGACAACTGAAACATCACCTGATGTAACTTGTACTTGAGGTCCGATTGCTTCAACACATGCAGCGCCTTCCTTCTGGAAGATCAAACCACAGGAGTGAGCAAACTTATTAGCTGCACCGTAGTCGTTACGTGAACCATAGTTAGTTCCAGAAACAGCTGCGTCATCAGCTATAGAAGGTCCAACGAAGTCACCCATGTTTGTAGGTGAGGTTTCGCCAGTACTTTCTGCACCAGCTGAACCGCTGAACTCAGTACCAAACTTACCGAAGAACGGAATGTTCATCGACTTGAAGATCTTGATACCAGCGATTTCAATGATTCCTTGACCACCTTGTAGTGCAGAACCTTGAACGTCACGGTTAACTAGCCCATTAGTTCCAACGTTTTGGATAAGGGTGTAGTACTGACGTGGGTTCAATACAGCTACACGTCCATCACTGCTTACACCTTTCTCATCTAGAGCAGCTGCAGCGTCATAGAAAGCATCGATTAGCTTAGCTGAATCATAAGCGTTGTTAGCTTGGTCAGTGGTACCTACACGGATTTGAGTTCCGCCTGGTTCTGCATAGCCTGACTTAGTGATTGGGCTAGCCGCTCTAGCTCCACGTGTGATAGCACGGAAGATCTTACGGTCATATGTTTCTGCGAGGGCGTAGCCGATCTTGCGGCTAATCTCTCCCCTCAATTCATAATGAGCAAGAGTCTCATCTAGCTCATACACGAATGCTGAACTGATTAATAGATCATCAACGGTGATAGTCTTCTCTGCTACTGGTGGTGCATTCTCGTCGTTACCTAGTATGGACTGGCCTGGAATGTGATATTCGGCTTTCGTGCGACCCGTGTAGATGAACTGCAAAGATTTGCCGTTCTTAAGGGTACGCTTCATAACTAGGTCACGAGCAATCGTATTGTGCTGGAAGCCTTTGAATAGCTCTCCAGAAAAGATCTTCAAATAAAGATCTCTGTTATTACTTGCGTTATACGAGCCAGTATCACCAACACGACCTAAAAAGGTAGGATTGGAATTGGCTACGTTCGTTTGCTGTGCCATTTGTATGGATTAATGTTTATATATACGTTCTCAGCTGAAATTTTTTGCGCGTTTTTTTGTGGTCTATCCCACCGTCTAGACGGCATAAGGGTATCGGCGTACCGGCCAAATGCCAATGCAAAGGGAGTCCGACTCTGAGGTGCTCCCATTACTGTTACTCCCCTAAGAGAGCTTCTTCTAAAGATTGAGGTTCTTTATCTTCGTCTACACCTGGAGGTTGGTAGTCATGTGGAAGAGTATCTTTTACTTCTTCATTCTCAGGACTAAGCCAAGTTACCGAAGCGGATGGTGTCTTACTTTGTTGCGCCATTACTCAGATTCCTCTTCTTTCTTTTCTTCTTTTTTCTCTTCTTTCTTTTCTTCTACAGGCTTTTCATAACGCCTTGCTGGTCTTTGATCTGATTGCATTAGTAAATTTCCGTAATTTCACAAGGTGTACAAGATCTACAGTGCTGATGTTCTTTCATATGTAGACCTTCAATGAAAATGAAAATGGATAGGAGTCCGAAGATCCCTACCCATAGTTCATTAAACTTCTTCATCAGAAGCTATACTTAATACCAACTTTGGTTCCCCATGAATTATCATCATCGGTATCAGAGTCAGCAGTCAGTAATGCGAGTTCTCCATATACATCTACTTTAGAAGTAGCTGCAAAAGAGCCACCAACTTTGCCAGAGAATCTGGTGTCACCTTCATCAGCTCCATCCACTGCAACGATGGCTGGACCACCTTGTACATAGAATGATGCTGTATCTGTACCACCTTCATATCCAACATGAACGTCAGTAGTTGTGCTGGTATAGTCGTTTCCGGTTAGCGAGGAGTTGGCCTCGACGTTTACATAAACACCAGCTGATGCAGGTGTCGCTAGTGCTGTTAGAGCCAGTGCGGCAAGTGCTAATTTCATTTTGTTTTTACTTTGTTTTGATGTAAGGCACACCACGATACTTAAGAAGTACTCGCTTTCTAATAGCTTCTCGCTCTTTAAGTAGAGCATTAAGTTCTATAGAAGACATAGCTTTTTCTCCAGTACCTAGACCCCGTTCCATGCCTAGGTTTCATGCGTCCCGAAGGATGAACGGACGTGGTGTTTTATTTTTTCTTTGTAGATTTTTTATAAGGTAATTTAACTACCTTTCCGCCTACAATTTTTTTAGGCATTTGATGTTACCTCCGTAGCTGCTAAGTCAAGAGGGAAGTTATGAGCATTACGCTCGTGCATAACTTCCATACCTAGATCGGCTCTGTTCAGGACGTCAGCCCAGGTAGGGACAACTCTTCCTGTAGAGTCGAGGATGGATTGGTTAAAGTTAAACCCGTTGAGATTAAAAGCCATAGTGGCGATTCCCATAGAGGTAAGCCATATGCCAACGACGGGGAAAACAGCCAAGAAGAAGTGTAAACTACGACTATTGTTGAAAGAAGCATATTGGAATATGAGTCTCCCAAAGTAACCATGAGCCGCAACAATGTTATACGTCTCCTCCTCTTGACCGAATTTGTATCCATAATTAGGAGACTCTGTTTCGGTTGTTTCTTTGATAATTGAACTGGTAACCAATGAGCCGTGCATAGCACTGAACAAAGATCCACCAAATACCGCCGCAACACCCAACATATGGAAAGGGTGCATGAGGATATTATGTTCTGCTTGAAAGACAAACATAAAGTTGAATGTCCCTGAGATCCCCAACGGCATACCGTCAGAGAAACTTCCTTGTCCGAATGGATATACCAAGAACACTGCGAAGGAAGCTGCGACTGGTGCGGAGTAAGCAACACAAATCCATGGCCTCATTCCCAGTCGATAACTAAGTTCCCATTGGCGTCCCATATAAGCGCAGATGCCAATGAGGAAGTGGAAGACGATAAGTTGATATGGTCCTCCGTTGTAGAGCCATTCATCAAGCGTTGCAGCCTCCCATATAGGGTAGAAATGGAGACCAATAGCATTACTGCTTGGGACAATCGCTCCAGATATAATGTTGTTTCCATAAAGTAATGAGCCTGATACTGGCTCTCTGATACCGTCAATGTCGACGGGAGGTGCGCCTATGAAGGCGATGATAAAAGCAGTTGCTGCTGTTAATAGTGCGGGGATCATGAGCACACCGAACCACCCCACATAGAGGCGGTTGTTAGTGCTCGTTACCCAGTCACAAAATTGGTTCCAATTAGAACGTTCTAATGTGGCTGTTGTCATTTAAAAGATGCCTGGGATAATTTGTCCTGTGAACAAGTAAGCTCCAACAGCTGCCACAAATCCAATCATTGCTGACCATCCGTTAACACGTTCTGCGTTCTCGAAATACTTCTGATCAATCACTTCGACTTGTGGTTCGTTAGGGTATCTGTTGTAGCGTCCGCCTTGCTCTGTTGTAGTAGTCATTAAAATAAATAATTAGGTTAATGGCCGAGGATGAAATTTCAGGTCGGCGCTATCTAACTATTTAGCTATTTGATCTGGTGTTATTTTATTATTTTTTCTCTTTTTCTTTAATTCTTCTCTTTGTGCTTCAAGCATTCTTTTTAATGCTTCTCTTTGTGCTCTTCTTTTGTATGCGTCATACTGTTCAACATCACGCATTGATTGAGTAATTGCCATAGTTAGAAATCAAGATCGGATCTATCGAGTTTGGCTATAACATCCTGTCGATAAGCAGGATCAGCGTCATATCTAGGGTCAGACATAGCAGCTACTAGTTCCTGTTGACTACGGAATACATCTCCCGATGACTTAGGTTGTTTACCTGTGAGCATCCGTCCTTCGTAGCCATTCTCATTTTCATATTGAGCTTTCATTCCTTGTACTGCTAATTGAATAGCCTTTGCATTCCCTGAATTAACTAAGGAATCAAAAGCTTCTACTGTATCTTTATCTAAAGTTTCAGATGCCCAATTAACTAAAGACTCATACTGCTTCTCTCCTCCTACTGAGTTCTTAATAGTATTAATCTCAGCATCAGATAAATCAGCAGCTATTTGTGTTTGTGGGTTATCGGATTGCATCTCCATGTAGGCTTTAACTAGATCACTACTACTCATCTCAGAGAACTTAGCCATAGTCTCTGGTGTGATTTCTCCTTTCTCAGAGAATTCAGTCGAAGCATCTGTGATTAATGAAACAGCAGGTGAAGCTTCAACTTCTTCTTCCTCTACCTCTCCTTCTTCTGTCTCAGTAGTTCCCTCTTCAGGTGTCTCCTCCGAAGAGCCAAGTTTCTTTTGCAGTTCGACATAAGCTTTTTCTAATTCTTCTGCATTTTTATATTTTCCAGCAAGTAATGCATCTTGCTCACCTTGTAACTGTTCACCTACTTCTAAAGATTCTTGCTCTTCAGGTGTAAGTACTTCAGTCTCAGGTGCGTTGTTATACGAAAGTGTTTCAGCCATTATTCTTCGGGCGGTGGTTCGGGTGTTTCTTGATTATTAGGTTCGAAGTTAGGGTTCTTACTAGGGTCCATAACAGGTGCTCTAGCTAATTGACCAGCTTGATCTACTAAGGATTGATTCATTGCATCAGCTTGTCTTAGTTCTTTATCCTGTTTCATCTGTTCAGGAGTCTTAACTAGATTCAATACATCTATACCTTGAGCTGCAGCTAAGCGTTTAATAGCTTCAGAAGGATCGATGAATCTCATCAAAGCCTCTGGTCCTAATGTCTGAGCGATAGTAGTTACGAATGCAGTGAGACTTTCTCTGTCTTGTCCTCTGCCTAGTGCGTTAACACCTGCAACTATCTGAGGAGATACCATATCTTTAGGTATCTTAGGTAGTTGACCATTACGTTGTAGTACTAATAATGTTCTATTGAGATAAGGAACTAATAGTTCAACTGTAAGTAAACTGAATAGTCCTCCAAGCTGTTGCTCTAGTTCTAGTTGAGTAAGGCGTACTTCTTCTGCTGTAGTTCTTTCTGACTGTCTTACATTCAATATAAGGAAAGCTTCTGAAAGTCTACGTTCAATTTGGTTAGCCATTTCCGCTGCTGTTCTGAAGTCAGCAGTCTTGCTTACTTGTACAACTTGTACATCCTCTGGTCTACCTTGAATAATCGCACCATTACCTGCACTAGCTAAAGTACTAGGTTTAGTTGTTGAACTAGGAGATACAAGGAATACAACTTTAGCTGCAGCGGCGCTGCCTTCGACTAAAGCTTGTGATAATGCCTCAAGACTTCTTAGGTCTCCAAGGAATTCTTCTACTCTAGAACGTCCATAGTCTTCTCCATCAACAGTATTGAATCTAAGAACTAACCAAGGTGAGGCATTCTTAGGAGCTGTACTTCTACTGTCAGGAAGAATCTTATCTAAACATTCTTGATGCCATACCCATCGACCATTCTCTAGTCGTACATAGGTATAGACTTCTAAATCATCATTACCTACTGTCTCATCTGAAACAGTGGTTGGATCAGGTTCAGGTAAATCAATACCTAAAATCTTTCTACTGATTAATTCTTTAGTAACGATTTCTAAGACGTTACCATTACCATCTCTATTAACGACAAAACGATTAAGTGGATAGTTCTTTAGACCATCCTTACCCATAAAGATTAAGGCGTTACCACCTACGATCAAATGTTTTAAGGCTTGATGAACTACAACTCTGTCACTAGAGGCAGCAATGTAATCCATAATAATCCTTTCCATCTTAGAGAAAGAAAGGTCTAGTTCACTTCTGATCTCTGCAGGTAACTCTTCACCTAATTTGTCATCTCTTACTTGTAGTTTAAAGAAGGTTGTTTGTGGTGGTAACAGTGCAAGCATTAGTTTTGCTGCTAATGTCACAACTGCTTTAGCTCCCACGCTTTGCCAGGGTGTTGTTAAGCGTCTAACGGAAGGTCTGGCATTTGTATCTTCACTAATTAGATAAGGCAGTGTTAGCTTTGAGCAATCCACTGCTGTATCTAAAAACTGAGATCTACCAGAACTTAATTTGTTATATCTAGTTCTGGCATTCATGTGTTAAGACCTCCTTGTCCTGCATTGGTTGGTTGACCTTGGTTTAGAGGTATGCGTAATGAATCGGTACCAACAGCTTGTTGATTTGCAGCTGCCTTCTGACCAGTAGTTCCATACTCCACTTTAGGTTTATCTTCTTCAGTTTTTAAAGGCTTTGGTTCTGGTGGTGGACCTGGAGGATCAGGTAAAGGTTTTGGTACTGGAGGTGGTGAAGGATTTTGAATCCTCGGTACTTCAGGTTTGAATAAACACATGGTTAGTCTTCTTCTAATTTTCTTTTGACGTATTCCACCACGCTCTGTTGGCCAGCTTTAAACATGATCTCTTCAGCGGACATCTTTGGATGAACCATAAGGTTCCCAAAATTGTTCTCTAAATCTTCAGCTAATTGTTCCAATGATTGGCGATGAAATTTAAGCGTATTGTGGGAGGTTTGTATTTGCATGTTCGAAAAATGCTGGCATCCGAGCTGCTTTGGTGTCAGAAAATTGAGGTGCTTTGCCCTCATACATCAACCGATCGCTCGCATCCAGCCAAAATTTTTTGTCTAAATATTTATCAGTAGTATTTATACCTAGGGGTTGAAGAACCCAGTTAATGGTGGCCTTCCTAAGTTTATCCAAACTATTGCTAGGAGATAAGCCCAACTCACGACATACAAGGCTATTAGTGGCCACGTGTATTTGTTCGTCTCTACTGATGTCGGC